GTTTCTAGAGGGTGAGCAGTGGCCTTCTGAGATTAAAGAAAGCCGTAATAGTGATAAGCGTCCAATGCTTACCATTAATAAGCTACCTCAGCATATTAACCAAATCACAAACGATCAGCGGCAAAATCGACCTGCCATCAAAGTTTCGGGAGTTGATGACAAAGCCGACAAGAAAACAGCAGAAGTATTCCAAGGATTAATTAGGCACATCGAATACACCTCAAATGCAGATGTTGCTTATAACACAGCTTTTGCTTGTGCTGTTAAATCTGGGCGCGGGTATTTCCATATTCTAAGCGAATACTGTAACCCACTAAGCTTTGATCAATCGTTGATCATTAAGGCCATAAAGAATCCAAGAGCCGTTAGGCTTGACCCATATTATCACGAGCCTGATGGGTCTGATGCTAACTGGGGCTTCATTGAAGAAGTCATGGCTGAAGAGGATTTCAAAGAGGAGTTCAGTAAGTCAAAGCTTGCAAAGCACGCAGACTGGGAAACTCTAGGCGAAGAGTTAGACGGTTGGGTTGAAGAGAGTTCGTGCCGGATTGTTTGGTATTATGAGAAGCAGTTTGAACCGACAACTATTTATAAAATAGGCAACGAGGTTATTGAAGCTGATCACGAGCTGTTAGCTGATCTAACTGAAGACCAGCTTAAACAATTACCTAATCGAAAAACAAATAAGATCGTAATCAAGCTTTATAAGATGAATGCGCTTGAGGTTTTAGAAGAAACCACTTGGCCGGGTCGATTCATTCCAATCATCCCAGTTCACGGCGAAGAAACAATCATAGACGACAAAAGAAACTTTCAAGGGGTTGTTCGCAAGTCGATGGACCCACAGAGAATGTACAACTACTGGAAGTCTCAAGAAGCTGAGTTAATAACTCTAGCTCCGAAAGCACCTTATATTGGTTACGCTGGACAATTTGAAGGCCATCGTAAGAAGTGGGAAACGGCCCACGTTAAAAACTACGCTTACCTAGAAGTTAATCCAACAACGATTGATGGCAAACCAGCGCCACTTCCACAAAGAAACTTTTCAAGCGTTGATATTTCTTCAGTAACACAAGCCGGATTGAGTGCTAATGATGACATTAAGTCCACCACAGGTATTCAAGACGCTTCTATGGGCATTCAAGGCAACGAAGTGTCAGGCCGAGCAATTAGAGCAAGGCAAAACCAAGGGCAAACAGCTAACTTTCATTTTGTCGATAACTTGTCGATTTCAATTCGCCACGGTGGGCGCATCTTAGTAGATGTTATCCCACATTACTTCGATACGCCGAGAGCAGTACGGACTATCGGCGAAGACGGACAAGAAGAGATTCAAAAAATCAATGAAGTTGTCGACGGCAAACCCGAAGTTAATTTTAGCGTCGGTCAATATGACGTAATGATTTCAAGCGGTCCTAGCTATGCAACTAAGCGGGCTGAAGCCTCAGACGGAATGCTTGAATTCATTAGAGTGTTCCCTGCGGCTGCTCCAATTGTTGGTGACTTGGTTGCTAAAACTCAGGACTGGCCGGACTCCGAGCAGTTCGCAGACAGACTTCGTAAAATGCTTCCTCCTCATCTTCAAGAGCAGGACCAAAATCAAAACCAAGTACCACCAGAAATTCAGGCGCAACTCGCTCAAATGCAAAATGCTGTTGAAGAGTTAAGCCAAAAGAATCAAGAACTCGAAGAAGAGAAGAAAATTAAGCTGATCGAACTTGAGTCAAAAGAGCGCATTGAGATGGAAAAGATTGAGGGCAACATGAGAACCGAGGCTGCAAAGATTGATTCAACTGAGGGTCTCGCAATGCTTAAGCAGGAAATTGTGAACATCAACGCCGAGCAAAATCGGCAAACGCAACTCATGCAGCAGTTTACACAAAATCAAAATTCGCAAGGAATGCAGACTGACGGGTCTGTTGAATCTGCGCTTGTAATACCCGACGACGGGGTTCAGTCGGCTCCCTATATTGGAGACAATTAAATGGCAATAGAAGTAGAAGTCTTTGGCGAAGAGTCGAAGCAAGAAGTCGAGTCAGCTAAAGAAGAAGTAGTTCAAGAGGAGTCTGAAAAAGGCACTCAGGATGAAAATCAAGAGCAAGATGAAGAAATATTAGATGAGGCGGCATCATCTGAAAAAGAAGGTTCAGAAGAAGAGTCAGAAGACGAATCTGATGAGGGTGAAGAAGATTCTGAGGGTGAGAGTGCGTCGAGAGATCAACTGACCAAAAGAATGAAGCGTCGAATAGCAAGAGCTAAAAAAGCTGTTAAGAGAGAGGCACAGCGAGAAATTGACTTTTGGAAATCAAAAGCAACTGACTCAAGTGTTGAACCTGAGGCCAAGGATGAGGCTAAGGAATCAAAGCAAGCTGAAGACGGGAAACCTGATCTAGATAAATTTGAAGATTATGGCGAGTATATTGAAGCTGTAGGTAGATGGTCTGCAAGACAAGAAGCCCAGCAGATTCGAGTAAAAGAGCAAAGGCAGACTCAATATCAGAAGTCCGTTGAAGCTCATTCGGTAAGACTTCAAGAGTTGGCTAAAACCACTCCTGATCTAACTGAAATAATCGAAGACCTTATGGAGACTGCAGAGGCCCTACCACAAGCCGCTGCTGCTGAGCTGGAAGCTGTAATTTTAGACTCTGAAAAGAGCGCAGAGATTACCTATCATCTTGCTAAAAGCCCGAAGGAAATCCAACGTATTGCAGGGCTTTCGCCTCGTGCGATGGCTCGTGAGATTGGTCGAATCGAAGGCACTCTTGAAAAATCTGAACCAAAAGAAACAAAGACATCAAAGGCCCCGGCACCATTGCGAAAAACCGTAGGAAGTCGCTCTGGAAGTAAAGTTGTTAAGTCAATTTATGACATTGAAGAAGCAACTTCACAGAAAGAGTACGAAAAAATACGGAGGAGCAGTTGAGCTTGGCCTGAAAAATAACCTTTTTTGCGGGATAAAAACCCGCCTGGAGTTTTCAAATGGCTAACACAATTTTAACCAACGCCATGATCACTAAAGAGTGTCTCATGGAATTAAAAGCAAACCTTACTTTCACTCGAAATACGAGCCGAGAGTACTCTAAGAAATTCGGCGTTGATGGTAAGAAAATCGGCGACACAGTAAGTATACGCAAACCTTCTCGTTACACAGTGACAGACGGCGCGACGTTGAACTTGCAAGACAGCGTACAAAAGTATGTTGATTTGACAGTCAACAAGCACAAGCACGTCGGCATGGCTTTCCCACAAGTTGATCGAACTCTGTCAATGGATCAGTTCAAGAAGCTTCACATTAAGCCAGCGATGACTGAGCTTGCTAACAACATCGATTATGAATTTCAGGCCGATATGTATAAGCAAGTGTTTAATTCAATCGGTGTTCCGAGTGCTTCAGCGCTTCCGTCTGACCTTGAAGGGTTTTTGGAGTCTAGAGCATTGATGTCAGAGCAAGGCGCACCAGCGGGGCAGTATACAGCTTGTATTAGTCCTCGTGTTGGATCGTCTATGGTTAACGGCTTAAAAGGTCTTTTCCAGTCTTCTGATAAAATCGCTAAACAGTATGTTTCTGGTTACATGGGAATTGCTGGCGGTTGTGAGTTTTCTGAGTCTGCAAATATTCCAAAGCACACTGTTGGACCTCTTGGCGGAACTCCAGTTACTAACGGGATTCCGACTGAAGGTGCAAGCACAATTGTCACTGATGGTTGGACCGCTGCTGCTGCAAACAGATTGAAGGACGGTGACGTTATTTCAATCGCGGGTGTTTATTCTGTACACGCTCGAAACAGACAGTCGACAGGTCAATTGGCTCAATTTGCTGTTCAAGGTGATCATTCTTCGGATGGATCAGGTAACTTGACAATTACTCTTGATCGTCCAATCAACGCTGCTGGACAGTACCAGAATGTTGACGCTTTGCCAGCTGATGGCGCTGCGATCACTATTTTTGGCCATGCTTCAAGCTATGCCGGGGTAATTGCTCCTCAAAACTTAGTATTTCATGAGTCAGCTTTTGCTCTTGCATCAGTTGACATTGAATTACCAACAGCGGGCGTTGTTTCGGCTAGAGCTAAAGACGAAGACTCAGGTCTTTCTCTAACTATGGTTGATTCATTCGATACCACTAACTATCAGCAAATCACAAGAATTGATTGGATTGGTGGATGGAAGTGTATTTACGCCGACCTCGCATCACGAGTTGTTGGTCAGCCAGCATAATCATTGAGTGGGTGGTTCGTTAATTCGGGCCACTAATTTAACTGAAACTATCTTAGGAGAAATAAATGCCAAATTCAGAAACCAGCACGATAGGGAAAAAACTCCCTACCACACCAGACCAGCCAGCCGCGCTAACTACGCAGTTGACTGCAATCACTCACACAGCACCGAGCACGCCTGATTATGCAATCCAACAAATGACTGCATCTTCACCTGTCGGATTTGTGACTGTTGATGAGGCCGACACACTTTTAAGTGTTGTTGCCAATCTTCAAACACGAGTGGCTGAAATGGAAGTGATTCTTGAAGGTCTAAACGCAGTAGCATCTAACTAATTTAGAGGGGCGGGCTTTATCGCCCCTTTTTAAGGAGAAAAAATGAATTTACCGACGTGGAGATACCACAAAGAAAAAGCACCAGAAGGTGTGGTTATTAAAACAGAAGAAGAGATAGAAGCATTGGGTGAAGGCTGGGTTGATAATCCGGGCAAGTTTGACGAAAAGCCTGAAAAGTCAGAAGAAAACAACGACAAAGGTTTGTCAGAGTTGAAGTTGGTTGAGCTTAAAGAAAAGGCGACTGAATTGGGTGCGACTGAAGATGAGTTGAAGCCAATGAAGGCAAAGAAACAAGTAATCGAATGGATTGAACAGAAGGTAGCTTAAAATGTCTACAGCTCTCGACATGATCAAGGGATCACTTAAAATTATTGGGGCCTTAGCTCAAGGTGAAACGCCTTCTTCTGAAGACTCTCAAGACGCTCTTGTGGCTCTTAATGATATGTTGGGCCAGTGGAGTACACAGCCTTATGCGGTGCTAGGCACTCAAATCGAGTCCTTTTCGTTAGCAGCAGCGGCTTCTTATACTTTGGGCGCTTCTGGTGATTTAAACACCACTGTTCCGATCCGAACAAGAAGAGCCTACGTTAGAATCTCAAATACCGATTATGAGTTAGACATAATTGACGAAAAAAAGTATTCAAAAATCACTCAAAAGACCACTTCTTCAACAATTCCAAAATACATTTACATCGATAATAGTTACCCGCTTAAGACGATTCGATTCTACCCAGAATTGAGCGAAGCATCGACTTTAATCCTCCATAATGAAAAACAGTTTTCAAGCTTTGCAGCCCTAACAACGGCTGTTTCACTTCCATTGGGTTATGCGGAAGCGATTAAATATCAATTAGCTTTGAGGCTTGCTGGCCCTTATGGGTTGTCTGTTTCTCTACTTGATATGCAATTGGCTCAAGAAGCTTTTGCAAACATTAAGAAGGTAAATTTATCCACCTCTGAAGTAACTCCTGATTGTCTTGGAATGACTGGAAATAGAGGAAATTATAATATTAATTCAGGGAGCTACGATTGAGGTTCCCTAAATTTATTGGTCAATCTTACACTCTTCAGTCGGTAAACGTAGACGCTCAGAGAAGCGTCAATTTATACCCTGAAGTCAATGAGGCCGGGTCAGGTAAAGAGGGCGAGGTTTTAGCTCTTGCCGCCACGCCTGGAATCACTGAGATTGTCGATGTGGGCACTGGTCCAATTCGCTGCATTCATGTCACACCATCAGGAATTATTTTGGTGATGAGTAATGCGACCCTTTACAAATTATCTTACAACACAGTAACCGAAGCCTGGACCTCTGTTGAGGTTGGAACAATGAGCGTTACTAATTCAGTAGTTACCGCGACCTCAAGTATTGGGACTCAAGAAATGATTTCTGGTGTTCCATTCACTGAAGAGTTGGTTGTTTTTGTCGGCGGTGATGAAGAGTATCTTTGGCGAAGGTATAATAATTCAGGCACAATCACTGAAATTTTCGATGATTTCTCAGACCTTACCTATGTAGGGGCTTTCAACTTAGAGCCTTATGACGACAGCCTTGGTGGCTCACACGTTGCGCTGGTTGATGGCTACCGAATATACAATAAATTAGAGACAGGCAAATTTTACGTTTCTGACCTTGATTCACCAACAGTTGACCCGCTTTCGTTTTTTACCGCTGAAGGTGACCCAGATAATTTATTAAGTGTTGTTGCTAACTACCGGGACCTTTGGTTTTTTGGTGAGAGAACAATTGAAATCTGGCAATCAAGCGGCAATGCGGATGCACCATTTATTCGTGCGTCGGGTGGATTTATTGAACAGGGTCTTTTTGCTAGATTTTCTGCAACTCCTCTCCAGGGCTCATTAGTTTGGCTCGGTAGAAACAAAGAAGGGCGCGGAGTTGTTTACCAATCTCAAGGCTACAACCCGCAAAGAGTCAGCACACACGCTCTAGAGCTTGCAATTAACAGTTATGCAGCCCCCGAAACTGCTGTGGCCTACGCTTATCAAGAAGGTGGACATTTCTTTTATGTCTTGAATTTTGATGAGGCCACCTGGGTCTATGATTTATCAACTAGAATGTGGCACGAGCGAGCGCGGCTAGATCGTGGAGCACTCGCCCGGCATAGAGCACAAGTTTATGGATTTGCTCCGACTGTTCTCGGCGGGATTCATTTGGTTGGTGATTATGAAAATGGAAAAGTCTACCAATTGTCACAAAACATCTACAGCGATAATGGTGAAGAAATAATCAGAATGAGAACTGCACCTCATGTTTCTGCTGGACTCAAGAGAGTGAAGCACAAATCCTTCCAGTTAGACATGGAAACAGGCGTAGGCCTCGATGAAGTCGAAGACACAGACGAAAATAGAAACCCACAAATCATGCTCGATTGGTCTGATGATGGTGGCCACACATGGTCAAACGAACACTGGAGAGCAGCGGGCGCAATTGGCCAATATAGAACTCGCGCAATATGGCGGGCTTTAGGCTTCAGTCGGGACCGAGTTTATAGAGTTAGAATTAGCACGAAAACAAAGATTACTTTCATCGGCGCTGAATTAGACGTTGAACAGGCGGGTAGCTGATGGCTGTTAAATTAATCCCACCTTTTAAGACTCCGTTTCTGTTAGGTCCTTTTCTATCTAAGGCTTGGGAATTGTTTTTTAGAGATCTTATTAACCGTCAAGAAATCGTTATAGATCAAGCCGTTACAAATGGCGTTTTAACTGCATTCACTTTATCGGTGAAGCCTAAAGATGAAAAACACACGATGGCTTATGTTAACGGCGTTTATCAGGTCAAAACTGATTACTCTGTTTCTGAAAATATACTTACTTTTTCATCAGCTCCGGCAACTGGAGTTCTAGAGGTGGTAACGCATGGGCGCTGAAGTATTACCTTGGGTGAGAACTCAATTTCTAGATTCGAGTGGCGACCCTTTAGCGAGTGGAAAAATCTATTCATACAAAGCGGGCACAACAACGCCTCTTGCTACTTATTCGGATTCTATTTTCACAGCAAATGCAAACCCTGTGGTTTTAGATGCGGCGGGAAGTGCGAAAATTTATTTAGGCGTCCAGGCTTACAAGTTTGTAATAAAAGATTCCGATGATGTAACCATTGACACGATTGATAATGTTTTAGCTCCCTCAGCTTCTTTGATTGGTGTCCAGAGTGTTTTCCCATTTGAAACGGATGGTGTTTTAACTACCTTTGATCTTGTGACCCTTGAGCCTGAATTAGTTGTTAATGTTTTTGTAATGTTTAAACCAGATTCGGGTGAGGCGAGAACACTTTTCACCACTGAGTACACTGTGAGCGGTTCAGTGGTCACTATCCCCGGCCCACTGGCTACAGGTGACATTGAGGTTAGGGTTGGAAACTCACGCGCAATTGGCGCTATTTCTTTAAGTGATGGCGCAGTCACTACGCCAAAAATTCAAAATCTAGCAGTAACAAATGGAAAGCTTGCAAATGATTCAGTTACCACGGCAAAAATAACGGACGCGAACGTAACTGGAGTAAAAATAGCCGCAGCGGGGGTTGTTGGAAGCGTAACCCACAACGGTTTCATTGGCGAAGTAAGAATGTTTCACACATTCAACTCAGCGGTCTCTATCCCTAGAGGGTGGATGATTATGAATGGGGATGTGGTTAATATTGCAAATTACGATGCTATTCATGCCTCCGGTAATTTTGCAACCGATGGTGTCGGCGCGGGTGCATTGGATGGCTTAAATTTACCAGATATGGCTGATAAATTTCCAATCGGCTCAGCAACAACAACTCAAAGCGGCGGCTCTGCTATTACTTATGTTGGTATTCCAGGCAATCAGATAAACATTCAGCACGACCACGAAGTAGAATCTCACAAACACAAATGGTACGAGTATGTGAATACGGTCACGGATGCCAAAGATGGTGCTGGTAATACTTTAGGGCTTACGGCCTCTGGAGTCGGTGATGCAATCGTAGCAAGCACAACAGCGGGCCAGACAATAATTGCAGGTGATCAAGACACCGACACAAAAGCCGCCAACAACACAGACAACAAGCTCTCAGCTACTCAATCAATCAAGCCACACTCTTGTAAATTAATTTATATTATGAAGGTTATTTAATGATCCAGGACACGCTTTTTGCAAAATACATATCCGAACGAGAAGGCAAAGAGATCATTGAAGATGAACGCGGATTTATTATTTATAAAATCAACGACCAAGAGTGCTTCATTTGTGAGATGTTTATTAAGCAAGAAGATCGGGGCGGTTCAGCTTTTGCGGATCTTTTGCGAGAGCTTTTCAACACAGCAAAATCAGAAAAATGCGAAGGCGTTACGGCCAATATTCATTTGTCGGCAGAAGGCGCAATGAGAGTTCTTTCGGCAAGTATAAAAAATGGGTTTCAGGTTATTTCAGCAAACAATAATATTTTGCTGATAGGGAAAGAGGTTTAAAATGGGCGGATTATTGGGCGGCGGCGGCAGCGGCGATAAATACATTCGAGAAGGAATGGAAGCACAAAGGGTTGCGGGTGAGCGGGGCATAGAACAGCTCGGCGGGGTTTATGAAGACCAAAAACAAAATGCTCAACCTTGGATGCAAGCTGGGCAAGAGGCTCTAGGCCAACTCGGTCAAAAGCCCGAAGCGTTTCAACATAACTTCCAACAAGACCCAGGCTATCAGTTTCAAATGGACCAGGGCCTAAAATCAATTGAGGGTTCAGCAGCAGCTCGGGGCTTAAGAGGTTCAGGCGCTACTATGAAAGCTCTTGCAGGGTATGGCCAAAACTTAGCGAATCAAAGCTATGACCAGTCGTTTAATCGAGCGCGGGGAGTTTATCAGGATGACAGAAACTCCGAGCAGTCTCGACTAGGTGGCATTGCAAATATGGGATATGGAGCAATGTCAGGGCTTCAAGGTGCGGGCAACAGTTACGGGCAAGGTGTCGCGGGGATTTCTCAAGGCATCGGCAATTCACAAGCGGCGGGCGGAATGGCGATGGCACAAAGTCGCGCAAATGCAGGTGGTAATTTGATGGGATTAGTTGGGACAATTGGCGGCGCTTATCTTGGTGGGCCAATGGGTGCGGCAGCGGGCAAAAAACTTTTAGGCGGGTAGGGGACAAGATGCCAATAGACACAAGTATGTACCAAAATTATAGAGGTGGTCAGGCTGCTGCGGGTCTGTCTCAAGGAATTGGGCAAGGTCTTCAAATAGCCCAACAGCGAAGACAGAACCAACGGCAAGACGCGCAAGATGTGCGCGCTCAAGAAACTTTTGATGCGCAAAAGACAGCAGCAAATAAAGACCGAATTGGGAAAATGGCGAGTTCTTTCGTCGGTTTTATGTCTAAACAGCCAGAGGCGGTAAGAGCTAAAATTTGGGGTGAACAAGGCGGTCAGATAGCCAATCAATATGCTGAAGCTTACGGGCTACCTCCGGAGGCTGTGCAGTTGAATGATTTTAGTGATCAAGGGTTGGCATCTCTTGGCCAATCAATTCAACACTCAATGATGACACCTGAGCAGAAGCGAGCTGAACACTGGAAAGAAAAAAACTTTCAGCAAAATGAAAGAAAAATTGGTGCAAGCAATTCAGGGAAAAAAACAAATGCACCCGCTGGCTATAGGTTTTTAGCTGACGGCAACCTTGAGGCTATCCCAGGCGGCCCGGTGGCAACAAAAGCGACGAAGGGTGAGATTATAAAAGGCAAGCAGAAAGAAATAAAAGATATTTCTGCGGGCATAGTCACTCAAGACATCGGGCGCGCTTTAACGATGCTAGATGATTCAAATACATCAACCAGCGGTTTTGGTAAATATGGCAGTTGGGTTCCTGGTACGGACGCTTATGATCTTAATAATATGCTGCAATCGATTCAAGCCAACGTCGGGTTTGATAAACTTCAAAGTATGAGGGAAGCATCTCCCACGGGCGGCGCATTGGGCGCGGTATCTGGCTCAGAGATGGACCTTTTAAAAGCTGCATTGGGTAATTTATCAAATAATCAATCTGAGGATATGCTTAGAGATAATTTAAGGCGAGTTAACAACACATATTTAGACATAATTCATGGCAAAGACAGTGGGCCAAAAAGACAGCAGTTGTCTTTTGATAACAGCGGAAAACCAAAAGAAGCAGGTAACGCCTCGGTTGAAGCTAGTTCACCTCAAACTTTCAAAACTTCTGAGATTGAGTGGGAATAATGGAAAGAAAAGCTAAGGATGGTACGGTTTACGCTCAAGTTGGATCTGATGAATGGCAGCCCGTTACCCGTAAGGCTAAGGAT